GTAAAATCAATTAATTTGGTCCCCGGTGAGTATACCTAAAACCAACATTAAAAATTTTACAATTCGTATTATATACATTATTATATATTGAAAATGGTTTCTTTTCAAGTTGAAGATAATAAACTACCTTTATATTTTACGAACAGTTTCGACAGTAAGTCAATATGTCAAGTAACCTACAATGAACTAAACAAAACAAAACGAAAAATAACAAGCCTTAGCAAATGTATCTTAGGGTACCCGTTGCAGTTGGTCGGTCAATCCTTCAAGAAGGGTGCGTTAAAATATTTGAGGCAGTACTACCAACTACCAGGATGCAATTTTAACAAAATACCACTGAAGTTGGCTAGATCATTTCGATCTCCCATGCTTGAGTTGGTTAATAGGGTGAATGAATACAAGTTAGGTTTAGTCGGAGAAGATAGTTCGGCCCCCGCATTAAGTGAATGGAAAATCCAAGGATCCACTGGGGTCAATTCAGACTATGTATTGTGGTATAACGATGATGTTGAAGCGGTAGATGTCATGGCCAGGAATGTGGATGTCAACAAATCCACTGTAGCAATTGAATGGAGACTCAGGTGGAATGGTCGTCTCAATAAGGGTTGGGGTAACTACGAAGTTGACTATACTAGACATTTTAATCGCCCCGTAAATAACAAAGTAGTAGGGTCTTTTGCTTTGTTTAACCCCAAATCAGTGGCAGATAAGAAAGCCCAATGCTGTTTGATGTACTTACTATCATACGATAGAACGTTAGTAAACAAAATGGGAATCTATATAAATATAAAATTGAGTGAGTGGGGAAAGTCTGAACTCAAGAGAGTGATGAATATGGAGAGGATGACTGGTGCAAACACAAACCCAAATAAACCAGTCACCGCCGAACAAAAGACCATTCTCCGCCGAGGTAGAAATCAGTATAAAAATGGATTTTTCGAAGTAGCATTGGTGAGAGACAAACAAAAGAAAGAAACATTTGTCATTAATTCCAATGACGGGAGAGAGGTCAGAGTGCTCAATGATAGGAACGCAGTTAAGAATGTGTTCAACGCCACTCTGCATAATAAGAGTTATGTGTTACACCCAATGTCATTCACCCCATCTGGAAAGAGGGTCTTTCAAGAGAAAGAAGGTTACTGTTGGTTGGATGCATTTTCGGAAGGAGGTAGAAGAATACCAGATAATGTCATCCCGTTCAAGCATTTGCGAGTACATGTGCTTTTGTCATGTGGGTTGGGCCATTTGTTGAAGAAACATATGCGAAAAACTGGTAACATGATGTATCACTTTGAGATAGAGCCCACAAACAAACCCGTTACCATGGAGTATATGGGTTTCCTTGGTGCAGGAGCTATGTTCAACGGTGATGATGACACCAAAGACCTCAATCTCCGAGTTGATGGCTTCATAGATAAAGTGCTGGAAAACACCGCCATCAGGGGAGACAACGTCCTAATGAACAACATACTCCACAGAGCGTCTGAGAGATTGAACATTGAGGCCACAAAATCTAAAGACGTTCAAATCCGAGTGTGCCTAGATAATAATGAGAAGAGGATGTTAACGAGACTATTCCCAGAGATGTCCATGGACTTCTTGGACAGCTCAAGTTCATCACATGCATTGTTTAATGCGATGAGACAATGTGAGAACTATTACTTCCATAAGATGATGGGTAGTCGAGATTATATAGATGCTGGTGGAGACATAATACAGAATCTAAGTGAACATTCAAATAACATACATGTCTGTTCTCCATTAGTAGATGTCAGAGATGCCAAAAGACACATGGACAAATCTATTATTTTAGATAAAATGAGAGGATTTAGTGAGAAATTGTTTATGTGTGACAAACTGACGCAAGATTGCGATCACAAAGCAACAAACATCGTGGCGGTGGAGGTGTACGATATGACTCTCCAAGATATAGCTAGATCTATACAGTCACATGGAGCTAAAAGGTTTGATCTAAGTTGCATCATACCCCCGGAAATCGTTAATGACGATTGTGACGTGGAATTATTTGACGGGAGGTTGAGAGTCACAGTAAGCGGAGGCTTGGCAGAATACTTCTATGGCAACACCGGTGAAACATACACCCACAATGTCCACACATTGAGAGATATAATGAAGAATCAAATTTTTGTAGTAGATGGGTTGGTGTTCAAAAGGACATTGGAGAAATCCAAGGATCAATTACATTTTTTCTCAATAGTACCTTGTTATGACTTTCCGTCTGGAGACTATATGGTGTCCACTCATTATCATAGAAGTGAACTAGATAAGGTGTACGTGAACGTACCCATCAAAGATGCCTATGGAGTGACAACTTTTTTAAAATTCAAGGAAGATAGATCATTCGTTCACAGCATGGTCGAATATGTGGCAAACACATCTATTCGAGTAGATGACAAAACCATAGAATGGGCCATATCTCAATATAGAGCGAGGAAGACTGTAGTCATCAAGGCTGGGAAAGTGTCGCAAAAGGAAAGTTGCGTACCATTAGATCTATTACCGGGATTCTTAGCCACGATAATAGCCGAAGGAATAAGAGTTAGGGAGAAAACCCACCATTTGGCCAGAATGTCATATATTAGACATTACATCCCTTCCATTGTGGATATAGTGTTCATGTTAATAAAAACTTTCTTCACCCATGTCATTAAGCAAACCCACCAACTATTCGTGGACGTGCTGAGATATTTCTTCACTGATAAATTGGTAGACGCGTTGATGAACGTGGAGGGTAGAATAGAGGATCCACCAAAAACCATGGTATTTCAACAATCCTTCTCAGTGTTCACAGACACGAGATCCAAGAATCATATACTCATGAATAGTTTTAACCACTTTCTGGACGATCAAATAGAACAGCCGGAATCAGTCGCGGATGATAAGGAGTGGGGAGAGTTCGATGACGTATCACTAGAGGGTGAAGTGAGTGAGTTAATAAATTCTGGAGGTGGAGCCAACAGCGATTTCTTCTTTTATTGCCGAATGTCTAAGTTGGTAAGAACTTTTCTCCCTGTCAATCAAAGCACAAAAGTGATAGACTTGATCATGAAAGCCTACATAGGGATAAAGTCAAAATTCACCGCTTTGAAAAGAAAGTTGATAGATGCATTGAGATACATAAAGTCTACTTATATGACAGGATTGGGTGCGATACTTTCTTTACTGTTGCGAGAATTGAGGAAGCCAATAGATTGGGCGTCTAAGAAATTGTCTAATATGCTGAAAAGAAAAATAGATGATTGTATTGATGATCTCAGTAGCAATGGAATTTCATCAGATCCTTTCGAAAACCCTATGTTTTCAGATTCGTCAGATGAAGAACTTCCTGATTTGGAGGACATAGAAAGTGAATCAAACGGAGTCATTTCAGAAGTTCAAAAACCCCGGACTTGTTATTGGAAAAATTTGAAACAATGGATGAAAATCACATATCAAAACATAGTTGCTTGGTTTAAAGATAAACGGAAGAACAACACGTTTGCTAAAGGTTATAACCAGGCTGTTTCCACGTTGACATTAATACTTTCAGATGTAGACGCATTCAACAACGTGTACAATTTGATTGTCTCGTGTGGGGTCAATGCAGCTTTGAGTGTGGTGTTTGGCAATTTCTACATACCTTATTACATGCTTCAGTGTGGGGTTAATGCGACATTGAGAACAGGTGTTTTTGGAAAAATGTCAGAAACCACCATACTGGCTGCAGACACCATCATGTCCGGACTGGCGGACGTCAGATTCCTACACCCAAATTATATGACTTTGAAATGGGGTGCTAACAAGATGCTGGCCACGAAAGGTAAGATCAAATTGAAATCAGTCCCACAGCTTAAGGAGGTGTGTGAAGAGAGTATCAAAAAAGACCTGATAGGGTCCGAATTGATATGTTCACTACCTTTGAAAGCTTATATTTGGATATTGTATGCACTACTATTCATTTGGTTTCTATATCCAGCTCAAACCACGTGCTTATTATTCATAGCTTACCCGTTGTACGATTATAGAAAGTACATCACTAATATGGTGTACCCCAGCAACATCATGGCCAGTTATCCTCGGGCTGTGAACAGGTTCAAAAACACGTACAACATGAAGCAATTGAGGAAAGCTATAAGAGAAAAATTTTCTGATACAAAAACAGGAAATGATGATCAAGGAGAGACAGAAAAACACCCATTTGAAGCTTATGAGGGTACGTATGAACATCAAACAGATGGCAAAGAGGAAATAATTAACGAAGGTAATAAGCCCGATCTCATTGAAGAACAGGTTGGTAAAGAAAATGTTGGTGTTAACAGTAATAATTTTGACAGCAAGAAACCAACATTGTTCAAAGGTGATAGGTTGAGAAACTCCGATATTAAATTGTGTAAATTTCTTCAATTTTATCCTCTATCAGTATGCGCAAGTTTCAGTCTTACTAATGACAAGGTGGTCGACAGCATCGAAGAGTTTTATTTCTTAGAAAGAAAGAAACTGGAGATAGAATTAGGTAAAGTGAAGAACACGTTGCACATGATACAAACTCATGGGAATATGATAAGCAGTCTGCGGAAATTCACTAACGATAAAACGGTGTACGTTAGCTCTGGCAACAACAATTACTATAGAATGAGCTTTCGAGATCAACACCCTAGTAAGGAGGACTTCAAAGTGAAATTCAACTCGGCTATGGAAATGATACCAGGTAATGTGATCACTTCAGACGTGTGCGTGACGACAGACGAATTCAGGGGTATGTACTCCAACGCCAGGTGTTTAGCCATTGAATCTATGTTTGATGAAAACAACAACTTGGTTAAAAGACCTAATCTAGAAAGTATGACTTTCTTCAACAAACCACCTGGGGCGGGAAAAACAACTGAAATAGTGAATTTGATGGATCACGATCTGAAACTTGGATTAAAAACCATGGCTTTCTCAGCAACCAAAATGGGTTGTAATGAGCTGAAAACGAAACTGGCGAATAAGGGAGTCAGCCAAGTAGATAAGTTGGTGAGAACGTACGACAGTTTGCTAATGAACACTCCCAATGTGATAGAACTAGACAAAGCGTACTTTGATGAGGCATACATGATTCATTCTGGGCAATTCTTGGTGTGTGCAGCTAAGTTGAAATACAACAATCTGTACTGTTACGGAGATGTCAATCAATTGCCTTACATTAACAGGAATCCGTACGTTACTGACTACCATTCATTCAGCATATTTGAAGATGTGGAGTTGAACCACGATGACAAAACCTTCAGATGTCCGGCTGATGTGTGCTACCTACTCTCCAATTTAAAGAATGACGCTGGAAAACCTTTGTATCCTAGAGGTGTAAAGAATTCCAACCCAGGGTCGAAGGTAATTAGATCTTGCGAAGTGGAAGGGGTGAATGGTGTAAACCAAATAGAGATCCAAAAGGACGTTAAGTATTTAACCTTCACTCAAGACGAAAAGATAGAATTGCAACATCACATTGCCAGATCAGGAGGTTGTGAGCATGAAGTCAATACCGTTCATGAGGCACAAGGATGTACCTTCCCCAGTGTTGCTTTGGTTAGATTAAGAGGTCATGACAACCCTGTGATGAGCAACATTAATCAGATAGTGGTCGCCATGTCTAGACACACTAAGCATTTCAAATACTTTGTTCTGCATTCCAAGTTAGACGACAAAGTTTCATCACACGTGAAAACTTTAAAGACTGTAGCTGACTACATCTTAAAAGATTTCATGTTTAAACAGAGCGTTTGACACCTACAGTCTAAAAATGGAAGAATGGACCTACCCAGACACTTTAAGCAGAGCTCCATCATCCAATTACCACTGTGTTTCTGATTTTATGGATTTGTGCTTCCCAGGTGTGAAGGCGTACGATTACTTACATCGTACCTACATGTATGAATATTCAGACTATTATTTGCCACCATGCGAAGATGTGAACATAACCATGAGCAAAACTAGACCGTACAGATCTGGAAAATATGTAGTGCCTAGAATAATAGGAAAAGGGGAGAGGAACAGACCAGATACTTGGAAACAAGTATTACTATCTTTGTCTCACCGTAATTTCAACTCACCAATGATTAATCACAGGGTAGATGTGAATTTAAGCGCTAACATATTATTAGCCAGTTTGAAAGGGTGTTTAGATGAAGAAAAGTTTGGTGAATGGTACGAACCAATTTTACCTGATCTGCACAAAATGGATGATTGGTTGAAGTCTAGAGACGGCAATAAATATAGAAGGTTGAATTCTAAGTTAGATTACACCATATTGAGAGATAAATTTTCCAAGCTTAATTTGATGGTGAAAGGAGAAACAAAACCGAAGATGGACACATCCACTTATGAGAGCTACAATGCACCAGCTAATATAATTTATTATCAACAGGTGGTGAACCTATATTTTTCTCCCATGTTCCTAGCAGTGTTCGACAGATTGACTTATTGCCTGAACGATAAGATAATTTTGTACAGTGGAATGAACACCGACACGCTGGCAAAATTGATAGAATCGAAGTTAAGCGCTGACTTGAATGATTACAACACAACAGAAATAGACTTCAGTAAATTCGATAAGTCTCAAGGTACCATCTTTAAAATATATGAGAAATTGGTGTACGAGTTATTCAAATTCGATCAGGACACGTACAAAAACATAGAGATGTCGGAACATTTTTGTCGGGTCTCTTCAGTGAGTGGAATAGATTTGGAGCTAGGTTCTCAGAGGAGAACGGGTTCCCCGAACACTTGGTTGTCGAACACCCTAGCCACACTCGGGATGCTGATGAGCTTTTATAAGTTGGAAGACATAGATTTGATCTTAGTCAGTGGTGATGACAGTCTCATTTTTTCTAGAAGGAAGCTTCCAAATGTGGTCGGAGAGATTAACAAATGTTTCGGTATGGAAGCTAAGTTAATCGAAAACTCCGTGGCATATTTTTGTTCGAAATACATCATATCCGACAAAGGAAAAATCAAAGTAGTCCCAGACCCGGTTAGGTTCTTTGAAAAATTGTCCACACCTGTCAGATTGGACGAAATAGATTCGAAATTATCATTGCGAGAAAGGTATATTTCGTTCAAAGATTTGATGAGAGGTTATGATTTGGATGGGACTGTGATGATGGTAGATGCTTTAGTGTGTTATAGACACAAATTACCAGTGGGTGCATCATACGCAGCTTTGACATTCATTCATTGTTTACTTTCGAATTTTATGTCATTTATGAGGATATATGAGCTTGGGGAAACGGTAGATATTTGAAAAACGGAGTTAAGTTCAATGGGTATATATTGAAAGCTGCACAATTAAAAGATTTCAAGATGACTACAGTACCATATTCATTCACAATTGAAAATTTAGATGTCATGAAACACCACCTTAACAACTTGGAATGTGTGGGTTCTATCAATTTACTGCAAATCGGGTCAAATATGTACAATTTAATGCTCATGAAACATTACTACTCATGTGAGATGAAAGACCCCACAGTTGTCGCCAATGATTTCATTACCTTCATGAAGGACTATGAGTTTATAGGAAAGATGGTCATCTCTTTGAAATTAGAAAACTTGTGTCCACATTCTCCTTGGATGAGTGGAAGAATTGCGTCAATCAAAGAGGAATTGTTTGACAACAACAATCTATTGAACGGAACGCTAGATATACCAAAAACATTAGCACAAGGATTTTTGAAATTGGTGGGCACATATGCCATTATGTTAGATTTCGATGTTAACATGGTGTCCACTAGGATTTCCGAAGACACTGGGTTTGCGTATGTCGACCATGGGAAATTACCAAAGAAACCTTCAATGGTGTTCAATGAATTGAAATTAACAAACAACTTGAATGTTGTTGTTGACACGTCGAGATGGTCCGACACCGGAGAAGTAGTAGTTAGTGGTCATGGGATTAATGTTGTTGGTGTTAATAAATCCAGGAAACAATTGGCTGTTAATAAAGCTAAACAAAAGTATGTAGATGAATACGAACGAGTGAAGAAGTCGAATAACTCGACAAAAGAATAAAATTTAGTTTTTGAAAAATAAAATAATAATTAAATATGAATAAGGATAGGGTTTTTATGCATAACTATAACCCTAAAGTCTATTAGCGATAGTAATCGAGTCTAATAATAAATCTTAAAAATAATAAAAATAGAAAATATAGCTAAAGTAAGTATATAATCTAGTGTCTCCAAAATCAACCGATATGGTTGGGCCTTAAGGAGATTTATTATTAATAGTATAGGC